TGCATCATCTCCATTGTGATATGACTTGTACCATACATTCTTGAGAATGCTGATAAAGCAAAGTTATATCGTTTTTTTAATTCAGGAGACCATCCTGCGATACTTATCATTCCAACTTTCATTTTGATGTAGAATGTTGTTCTTGGTAAGTATTAAGTTTGGAAATTAAATCATTATATTCATCCCACATGTATTCCGAACCTGTCTTCTCTTGGTAGAGACGGCAAGCTGTAATCAAACGTGTGATGTCGCTGTCGTTTAAACGCATTGTCATATCAGAACTCATAATATAATTATAGATCGTGTGAGTAAAATTGCTCTATTTTAACATACTTTTAACAAGTATGTCAGCAATTCCACTTACGCAAACTTTTATTGATTCTACTATCCTTGTCGCCAGCAGTTTTTTTAGAAGTTAATTTTTTCTTTAATCCTTTCATTCGAGCACAGAATGATGCGCGACGGGGGTTTCCAACCTTTTTGCTTGGTGCTTTAAGGTCAGATCCTGGATTTTCCTTTTCATAAGATCTTCGTCCCTTTTCATTGAGACCTCCTTCTTTGTTTTTGCCTGCTTTTTTGGTCCAGGCTGATTCTGTTGTGAGTTCAAAACTTTCTTTGGCAGTCCTCGCCGCCTTTTGAAAAGCATCCTTTGCGGGGTAGTCCTTACTACCTGACTTCGCTGGTGCTTCTCCTCGTTTTCGCTTTGCGTGAATGTTTGCATACAAACCACGCTTAGCTTCGCAGAGTTCTTTAAATTCTCTGAAATCTCTCATAACAACCGACGAGGTTTAACGAGATTATTTAGTTATCTACTAGGATGAGATCAAAATGAGCGTAAGACTCAAGACCATTAGAACTACCTTTTGCTCGTAGTTCAATATCAGTTTTCTCTGGGTAGTATAGTGGTGCTGTGAATGTGTGGTTGTAATGAACACCAGCAACTTGGAAAATATGTCTGGTTCTAAAAATTTTCTCAAACAATCTTACTTTTACTTTAACTGTAAGTTCTTCATTCTTTAGAGTAGTGCAATCCAAGTTGAATAGATAACCACTCTTGCCAGCAGGAATAGTATAGAGAGACATGAGTGTTTGCTGTGCATCAATACCAATCTTTAGAACTACTGTAGCACCTTTGGATAATGTAAAGTCATCAGTGATTGCTTGTGATCCAGAAACAAAAGCACGGAACACACGCTTCCACGAATTTGATGTGGTTTGTGCTGTGCCATCAAGGGTAAGAACTTCTGTCGTTAGTTCCCAGTTCTCATTCAATCCTTGAATGGTAATCTCTGCTCCGTTGTTGCCAGTTTCAGCATTTGTAGTTAGTGGAGTAGCAGCAGTATCCATAGTCACCCAAGGATAAAGACTACTACCATCCCAGATGGTCTCAAAATTTTGGTTGCTTAATGCTGTGTTAGCACCAAACTTATGGACGTAATTGTATCCTTCAATCTGTCCGCCAGCAATGGGGATATTAGAAGCAGCACCAAACGAGTTGATGGGGTTGCCGTCTTCATCGGCAATCATCACTACTTCAAAGTTTGTTGTGTCCTGTGCTCTATACGATTGAGCATCCTTATTCCACTGTGCCATTAGTTTCCGTAAGCGATTTTTGTTGCGAATACAGTTGCCGCTGTAACTGCTGATGGAGTTGGGGTAGCTCCATCATCGGCAGAAATAACAACAGCAGGTGTCTTTTCAATAGAAACTCTCTCCCCAGCAGCAACCCAAACAGTAGCAGCAGATGCTTCTGCTACTAAAAGTCTGATAGCAGTATTATTCGTATTGATTACAGAAACAATACTTGCGGCACCTACATCTGATGCTACCGCTAAATCAACAGCTTCTGCTAGTGGTTTGATTGTCATTTTCTCGACACTTTCTTTTTATTTATCGTTTACCACCGCTCATATCCTTAAGCATTTTCTGCAATTCTGCGGTACTACCAACAAACATAGCGTTGTTGGTAACTTTGGATGGACCTTTCTTTTCTTCGTCAAGATCCTTCATCTTCTTATGAAGGTCAGCAAGTTTGTCAGTCATGTCTGCAACGTGCTTCATCGCCGCTACAGCGACTTCATACGCTCTTGGATGCCCTGACTCCTGAGCGACCTCTAACGCCCCGTTAACCGCCTCCTGACCCTTGTCTATGAGGGAATACAATTCAGTACGCGTATATCTGTAATCTTTTTCACGATCTTCAGCATCAACCTTAGGTGGTTGTGGTTTAGATGGTTTGGATTCTTCAACAGGTTCAGCACTAATGTTGAGGATTTCCTCCATGTTATCTTCTAGGTTACTCATAAGAATTGAATCCCTTCATTAAATCCAAAGTCATCACCAGCATCAACTAAGGCATCATCATTTACATCGATAACTCCATCAGTATTGATATCGGTAACTGCTTTTGGTGTATAAGTTCTTGTAATAGTTCTACGACCAATATCAAGATCGCCAATAGTTTCATGGATGATTGCTTTCTTGATAACGTCAGCAGTATTATATGGACCGTATAGATACGATTTCATTGTAAACTGTAGTGTATATGCAATATACCTACGCTCTAGAAAACTATCATCCCACTCATCTTCTCCACTAATGCCATTTAATACAATGGCAATATCACGTTTCTCATTCATGTCTGGTATCATGTTAAGAGTGATACTAAAAGATGGTTGAAAATATGGCAGAATTTGCTCTACAATTTGTAAAGCATCATCTTGAGATTTAGCAATAACTCCTAGTTCAAAATTTATATTATAAGGAACAGGAACATATTGAACTCTAACTTCGCCACCATTACCATCAATGATAGTTTTGTATTTTTGAATTGGTGATGTTTTACGGGAAGAATCGTAATCAATTCCTGTCATCTCAAAGTATAAACGTGGCAAAGTAATTGCTACTTTAGAAGAAGCAGCATTCTCTTCCAAACGAACTAAAAACTTTTGCTTTGGTCCATAGGCAAGAGGAACTTTTTGTTCTTCCAATACTTCTCCTGTGCCAGGATCAGAACTCTTCATTGTAATATTATTGAAGAGTGTACCAAACGCAATAATGTTCTTGCGAACAATTTGATTATAAAAATGTGATCCTAACATTAGATGCTATCCGTAAAGTTACCATACTCACCGAATGGATTACCTTCTGTCCAATCGATAATCTCATCACCAGAATCTTCGATCTGTCTATTCTGATCGTAGTTGCTGTTGGTATTATTTAGAGTGTCAAATGTCTCTGGACTCCACTTGGCACCTGAAGTTAGACCAGTAATTACTTCAGCAGTAGTAAAGGTTCCTGTTCTATTGTATACTTCCAGAGCTCTGGTTGTATTATCCCAAGACTTGACTTCTGCTCTATTGTCCTTAGGTGAGTAGTCAATAGTGACAGTAGGAGCACTAGTATATCCAGTTCCACCAGATGTAATCAAGATACTATTAACAAGACCTGTAGAACTAACTGCAGCAGTTGCTGTAGCACCTGTTCCACCTCCCCCAGTAATAGTAACTGTGGGTGGAGTTGCTTGTTTATAATGTGATCCGCCATCTGTAATAGTAATACTATCAACCTGATTGTTTCCATCAATAGTTGCGGTTGCTTTAGCGAGGAACTCATCCCCAACAACTTCTTCACCAACAGTAAAGTCTCCAGATCCACCAGGATCCATGAAGAGTTTGATAGTATTAGCAAATGCTATCTCAACATCATCAATCTCTTCAACTCCAGTATCAAAGTCATCACTACCGATTTCGTAGATCTCAGCAGTGATAGCATAGAATTGGATCTTACCAAACTGGAAGAATGGTTCTTCCTTACCAACAAACTTAATTTCGTAGATGTCTTGTGTTAGTGGGAAGTAAAGTAAATCTCCTTCATTAGGTCTAGAAGTTATTGTAAGACTTGGACTGTGCTCTGCTACTTCCTCGTCCCATCTCCTAGTAGATACTCGGAAGATAATTTCATCTGTAATTCTTAAACCGAACTTGGAGATGAACTCAGCGTTGTCTCCAAATCCCATGACGTTCTGTAGAATCATCTCAATTTGAAATTGTTCTTGATACTTAGAGTATCTAACTTCATCTAGAGTGCTATCTTGTAGAACTATTCTTGGGATGTAGTAAATATCTGTTCCGAACAATTTAATTTGTTCGTCCACAAGATCTTGGACGAGACCTTGCTCGCCACTGTGTCCTGAATAGTAGGTTGGAAAATAGGGACTAGTAGGCATATTTCTTTACCCTATAGCATCCATAGGTGGGATTGCATACTTACTGAGAACTTCTGATTCAATTTTCTCAATTTCTGCTAATGCGTCTGTATATAATTCTCTACCATTAAGCGTGATACCGCCAGGTAGTTGAACGTTGTTATATTTAATCAAGTTTTGACCCCACTGCTTCTTCATAAGAGCAGTAGCATATTTCTTGACGAACATATCATTATTCATCTCTGTAGCATCTGTAGGATCAATCATCCTATGTGCCTCAATTACAAGATACGTATCTTCTTTGAGGAATGCTTTATTGATGTCAAGATATAAACGATCACGACGCTGTGTATATCTGAATTGTTGGAACGAACCATTATTCAGAATCATATCTAGAGTTTCTAGATACTGTTTATTCATAAAGTAGTTGACAATATCAAGAGATCCGAATGCATATAGATCATTCAGGAACATTTGATACTCAACACCAAAGAGATTAGATCTAATTGAGTTGCTGACTAAACCAAAAACTTTACTGATACCAACTACATGATCTGGAACAGGAATATAGTTAGTAGACTCTTCCCAGTCTGTTGTTCCGGATGATGTTGTTGATTTACCATTAAAACGAGTTATGTCATCGGCAGTGATTTCATGCCTCATGAAACATCTCTCCATGCCGTTGTAGCAGTTCTCTTGGAAGAACTGATACGTGTCATCAATAACATTATTTACTTGCTCGTCATCAATGTTAACTTGTAATACAGGCTCACCAAGTTGCCTCTTACAATATGTGATAAGATCAGCTCTTGAATTTGGAGACGCCATTACACACAAAAATCCCTTCTTACCTATTTAGGAAGAAGGGATTTGAGAGTTATTCAGTTAAAGATTCTTCGGAAGATGTTTCGGGTTCTGCCTCTTGATCACCTGCAAGTAGAACTAAAGTTTCAAGACCACCTTGAAGTTTTAGTTTATACTCTCTTGCTTTTTCAAGATTTGCTTCAAGTTCAGCAATTTGTTTCTCTGCTTGAGCAAGTTGCTCGTCAAAATTTTTCTTGAGTTTTTCAGTGTCCATGTTGTTTATATAAAATGATGTGACGTATTATTTATATACCATATCTTGTAGGATTGGACGGATAAGTGTAATCATAATTAGGACCAAGGAAGACCAGATGCTTTCGTAGGAGATGCTTGCTCATCAAGTTGTGCTTGAAGGGATGCTTCTACATTAGAAACAGTATCTTCATTCTCTTCGTCAAGTTTTGCCTTTACCCAACCCACAACTGTCTCTTCAGTAAGATCAGCAAAAGGTATAAGGGTGTCAGGACGTTCAAATCCAATTGAACCGTAAGCACATGCGCTATAAGTTTCGTCAGTAGCGTTTACGGTGTAGTGAGCAGTAAATATATAACCGTCAGCAGTTTCGCGGTCAAGTGAAGCGATGTTCCAAGTAGTAGTTGTAGACATGATCTTTGAGTTATTATAATACTATTTAGTTATGCGAACACTCTATGTGGACTTGATGGTTTAACTTCATAAGATTCCCAACCTTCTGGCAGATTTCCTAGATAATTAATATGCCATCCTGGTAATACTGTTGGTGCTACAAGTTCATTACCTTCATCATCCCATTCACCACCTTCGGTGATTGTGCCTACAACATCAATGGCATGATTTGCTGTATATGCATTTAATTTTGCTTCTGTTTCACCAGTGGGTTCATCATTCTCATCATATACAGGAACATCAATTATAAAACCTGCAGCACGAGCAGCAGTTAACCATTCTGCTTCATCTGCAAATTTAAAAAATGGTCCGGGTGTTGGTACAAATTCTAGTTCTTCGTTTTCCATGTTTATGTTGTGATAGATTTAAGTTTAAAGAAATTTGCTATTCTTCGTCGGTAGTAAACACATAACCCAGCTCTTCAGCACGGGTTACAGCCTCTTGTTCGTTGTCGAAGTGTTCACAGTTAGGTTGACCCGTCATCATTGAGGATCCAACGGTAAGCTCACTAAAGTGAACAGCTTCAGGGCCGTGACAAACGACCCATTTTGTTTCAGTAAATGGTCCCATAGTTGGTTAAGAGTTAAAGGAAATTGGTTAAGCGTTAAAGG